TATCACTGATTCCAGACTCTTGAAGGTTATAGACCAGAATGGAAATGTCCGATACAGCAGCAATTTTACCCAGCAGATTGCGGGGGCTCCATTATTTCTGGATACTCAATCCCAGCTTATTGCTGCCTTCGGCAACACCATACTTGCTCTTGACACTACATCGTGGAATACAGTATGGAGCAATACTCTACCAGGGGATCAGTTCAAGAGTTCGTTGGTCACTGACGGCGTATCTATATTTGCCGGAACTCTCGGAGGAAACGTGGTATCCTACAGTGCAGCAACTGGATCGAATTATTGGACATATCCAACTGGAACCCTGCCGATATGTAATGCTCCTTTCCTATCAGGCAATCTACTGGCAACATTTGCATCCAACACCATATACATAATCAACAAGACCCCTACCCGATTCGGAGGAGGAGCAGATACGGTTGTGACCTTGTCTGGAATAGGAATGCTCCAGTCATCTCCCTTGCTATTCACTGATTTCCAAGGCACGACTTGGTTGTATTTTACAACAACAAGCGGAATCCTGTATGCTGCTGGCGGATTCCTCGGTGTTCCTGGGGCATTTATTGATTCGTCGGGAGGAAACGTAGGTAGTTTCTGGAGATCCTTTGAGAGTAATGTTCTAAGCAACATAACACCAGTCATTGACGGTGGGGGGTCTTTGTATGTATGTGCCCCCACTGCGGTGTATCGCTATCCTACCCCTCCGTCCTCGTCTACGCCAGTTGCGTTCAATACGGCTGGACCCAATCTGTTTCAGTATATTACTCCAGGAACTATAAGGACTTCGCCAGTCATTAGCAGTCAGAACAAGCTTTCATTTGTAGCCTTTGATGGTGCCAGCGGTTCAAATTATATATACACCATCTCTTCTTGATTAATTTTGTTCTCGGGTATGAATAATGTCTTCTTCTGGTCAGTCGGCGGTGGCCGCTCTCATCGATATGGCCAAATCCAAGGGTATTGAACTTCCATCAGGGAATCGTCCAGAGTGGTTGGTGACCCTGCTACACAAGTACGGTTCTGCGGCAAAGGCAGGGGTTCCAGCGTCTGCGGATGAAGTTCTAACGACAATTGCAGAAGTCTACAAGGGGGGATGCGACCCTGAGCTGGCGGATGTCATGTCCGAAGCTGTGGTGGGCCTCGGTGTTCCAGAGACAGGGGCAACGGGCGGACGGCGGCGGCGTGGCCGGAAGGTCGGTGGCGGGTTCCGTGAACTAGGAGGTGCGATTGCGAAGTTCTTTACTACGCAGTGCCGTCGTGGAGCCACCACGGTCGACAAGATCACCACCGATATGGCGTCGGCTATTGATTCCAAGAGTGCGGAGGCCGAGGCCACACCGGTAGATATTGTAGGGGCTCTCAAGTGGGCGTCGGCGGCAGGGGCGGTGGTCGTAGGAGTCAACGAGGGTCTGCGAACAGCTGTAGTCAACGGACTGATCAATGTATCTGCTGCCATGCCTACCTTTGGAACGATGTTCACCAACACCCTGACTGCCCTAGAGTTCTCTGCTCAGGTTGCGGCTGGAAGCGGAGTGATTGCGGGACAGACGGGTGTGGCTCTGTTCTGCGTCTATATCGTCTACATCCTGCGTGAGAAGCTCATTCAGGGTGGAAAAAACCTCCTGTCGCTCGATGGCAAGACGATCTGGGAGGCGATCAAGCCTCTGGTCACCGACTCTAAGTTCAAGGAGTTCATGGCAGATCGGGAAAAGGAACGTGAGGCCATTGCTCTCCTGGATGCCGAGCTGGATTCCATGAAGCGTGAACTGAAGCCTGAAGTCCGTGCAGCCTTCTCTATCCCCCCGACTCGCCGCCGCCGTGCGTCTCTGGCAGCTCTGCGTTCTGCCCCTCCGCTGTCCACATCCGATGCAACCCTTGGTGATGCCGTCAATGGTCTTGTGGCCCTCGTGACCGGACCGCCAAAACCTGGCGGTCGCCGTCGTCGTCAGACCAAAAAGGCGGCGGGACGTCGTCGTCGCCATAATCGTCGTCAGACTAAGCGGGCGAAATCATTCTAGGTGAGATGTGCATCGCCTCCAACTCCTGTAGCCACAACTTGACCGCATAAGGAATGGTCTTGTCTTCCAGACCAGCCTTAGCACCACACGACCTACACTCATAGAGATGATCCTTCTCATTGATTGTAGCGAGAGACCCACAGCCCGTGCACACCCCAGCACTGAACGGATCACTGACATCCATCAGTCGCTCCTTGGTGAATACGGCCGCACCATGCGAGATGAAACAGTCACGCTCCATTTCGCCTACACGCAGTCCACCATCCCGTGCCCGACCCTCGCACGGCTGGCGGGTGAGCGAGACAATCGGACCACGGCCACGAGAATGGCACTTGTCAATGACCATGTGCTTGAGACGCTGGTAATGCGTGGTTCCCAGGAAGATTTCTACCTCCATCATCTCACCAGTCTGACCATTGTACATAATCTCGTTACCGTAAGGGTGGAGACCGAGGTTGCTCATGTGAACCTTGAGATCTTCCATTCCAAGATGGGAGTAGGGCGTGCCGTCACCCAGATTGCCCGTGCGGACGCCGATACGGCTATACATTGTCTCCAGCAACTGGGCGATTGTCATACGAGAGGGAATAGCGTGAGGGTTCATGATGATATCGGGACGCAGACCCGAAGCCGTGAAGGGCATATCACACTCGTCCAGAATCATTCCGCACGTGCCCTTCTGCCCAGCACGGGAAGCGAACTTATCACCGATCTGGGGAGTGCGCTCGGCAACAACTCTGACCTTCACGAACGGATACCCGTCCGAGTTCTTATCCTGCCACACCCCGTCAATACGGGCAGGCTCCGAGTTCTTGTGAGTGGTCGAGAGATCACGGTAGAGGTATCCGTGCGGGTCGCTCCGCATATTCACCACTTTACCGATCACAACATCGTTCTCCTGGACCACAGCATTCTTGATGGGGATACCGTTCTCCTGAATGGCATGGTAGGACGTGTTCTTGTATCCCTTGGTATTCTCGTGCCGAGCCTTGGAGAACCGCTCCTCCCGTCCGCTCGCCACGTTGCGATGCTCCTCGTCCTTGTACACCGTGTAGTAGTATCCCCGCATGAACCCACGCTTCAGGGAGGCTCGATTGAGAATCACGGAATCCTCCTGGTTGTATCCAGAATAGCAGGCGATAGCCACGATGGCATTGCACCCGCTCGGCATCTTGTGCATGTTCAGAATACTCATAATCTGCGTCTCCACGATCGGACGCTGGGGAGAGGCGAGAAGGTAAGCGTTCTTGTCGAGGCGCTTGTGGTAGTTCGAGGCATACAGAGTCATCGCCTGCTTTGCCATCGCCGATTGGTAAGCGTTACGAGGGGACTGGTTATGGTTGGACAGCGGAATGATCGCAGCCATATGACCAAGAATCATGTGCGGATGAATCTCGCAGTGGGTATGTCCATCAATCTCGGAAGGGAACATTGCGATACGGATGACCTCGGATTCATTGGCGTCCACGTATTCTACACACGACCGCACCCAGTCGTCCCATACATCCGATGCGGGCGGAGGAATCAGTTTACCGTCCACGACTCGGAAGATCGGACGAACAAGACGACCAGCGTCGGTCTCAATCAAGATACGATTCGCCATGATGTTCCAAGCGACGGAGATATGGGGATGAATCGCCCCCGTATGCTTCGCATTCTTGAGTTGGGCGTGGACGGCTACAGGCGTATTCGTGTAGGCCACAATCACGCCGTTGACCAAGATTGCGACTTGACCAGTTGACCATACATTCTCTACCCAATCCACGGCTGGAATCTCCTTGAGAAGATTCAGGACCACGAAGGAGGGGACGTGGGTGGACACGGTGGACATCAGACTCATCGTCTTCACGATACCGACGGAATGACCCTCTGGCGTCTCCACGGGGCAGACAAACCCCCACGATGACCCGTTGAGCTTGCGAGGAGCCAGGAGTTTGCCTGACTTCTCCACCGGCGTCTGGATACGGCGAATATGTGAGAGAGTAGCGTTATACGACAGGCGGTTCAGAACCTGGGACACACCCGACTTGGTAGCGTTCGAGAGAGAGGTAGACCCCGATGTTCCAAGACCCTGGACAGTGAAGTTGCCCGTAGCCAGCGCCTGCTTCAGCTTGCCCTCGATCGAGGACACCTTGAGGATCTTGTAGAGATTGGAGAGCACCAGGACATCCAGTGGCTTGCCAGACCGCTTCCAGTTATCGTTATTGATCTCGTGGACGAACTTGGAGCGGATATCCTTGCACACCTTCTGGAACAGCTGGCGGAACAGGTGGGTCAGCAGAGCACCCGTCGTCACCACCCGCTTGTTTGGGTAAGCGTCACGGTCATCCTGGGGAATCTTGCCGCTCGCAGTATCCAGCAGCTTCTTCACCATACTCGCAATGATCTTGACCTTACGTGCGACCAGGACCTCGGACTCTAGCTTTTCGCCAGCCAGCGTCACATGCGGCAGGAACTCGGTCAAGAGAAGGGCACGGACGTGAGGAGTCTTGTCCTCGACAGCTGGCGGGTATTGTAGATGGTGAGAGAGGTAATCGATCGCCTCTTGCTGTGTGAATACACTGATATCCGCACACTCCTTGAAGGATGCTGCCAGGTAATCCGTGTCGTCCACGTTCAGGAGACGGTGGACGTCCCGGTCCTTGGTAATACCGAGGCAGCGGAAGAAGACCATGATAGGAATGTCTTCACGGAAGCGAGGAATACAGATGGAGAGGGGGTAGCCCAGACCGTTGAACTTCGCAGACACCCGGATCTCCAGCTTCTTGGGTGGCAGTGTAAAGCTCTCGTGCAGAGACTTCATTTCTACCGAATGTGAGTGCTTCGTGGTCGCCTTCTTGTTGAGAAAGACCATGACACGGTTATCCGCCACCTTCTCCTGTGACAGAATCACACGCTCGCCACCGTGCACAATGAAGTAACCCAGAGGATCCTGGGGGCACTCCCCCAACTCCTCCATCGTCATAGGGTAGTCCTTGAGAACACAGAGCGACGACCCCAGCATCACCGGGATCTTGCCGAGGGAAATACCCTCGAACAGCTTGGTCTCCTCCTTGAATTCTGTGAGATCCGCACCCGAATACGAGCGGACTTTCAGACGAATATCCACAAACATCTGGGCAGCATACGTGAAATTGCGGATACGAGCCTCACACGGCAGCATTTGCTTGAGACGCCCCGTAGCCTCCTGGATACGGGGCTTGAGATACGAGACATTATCAAACGATAACCGGAACTCATACTTGTACTTCTTCGTCGCCTCGTCCTGGTCGTGCCACACCACGATGGGAGGGGTGGAACGAAGAATCAGCGGTAGTTTGTTGCGAAGGAAGTCCTCATACGGCTCAATCTGCGACTCAGAGAATCTGGAAATGCCTTGCTTGAAATATGCTCGGATAGCGTCCATCCTGTTCTTGTATAGACAGTCTCGCCGTAAGACATTTTATCCGTTTTCTATAAGAAGAAGAAGAATGGCTCCGGACCCCAACAAATACAAGGTCACGAAGATTGGTGGTGGCGATATCATAAACGAGGCGACCGATCCCGCATTTAACGGCGAAGATAAGTTAGCCAAGGTATATCAGATCCAGCACCCCCTTAATCCCCGTGGAATGCCGAGCGGACCGGGGGCGCCCGTTGGCGGACGTCGTAAGCGGAGCACGAAGACATACCCCCGTGGAATTCTTCGTAAAACTGCCAAGATCCGCCCCACTGGCAATCCGTCCAAGGCCCCGCCGACCCGCAAGCGCTCGGTAAAACTCATGATGGAAGGTGGGATTGAGAAGGCGAGGAAGACGGCTCGGTCTAAGGCGGCAAGGACCGATATTGGGGTAATTCGCAAGCGGCTAATCGAGAAAAAGATTATTTCGGCCGAGAAGAAGAATATCCCACCGGCAGTTCTTCGCACTCTGTATGCTGACTCGGTCGGTGCTGGACTTCTTTCTTGATCGTCCAGTATAATAGAGTAAAATGACGAAAGGATGGGGCCCTCTTGGATGGGCGACTCTTCATTCCATCTCTGCGTTATACCCCGATAACCCGACAGATCTTGAACAGGAAATGTTCTCACGATGGCTCCTATCATTCACTGCAACGATCCTGTGCCCGAGCTGTATGCAGCATTTTACGGATACAATTGCGGCGTATACGATGATAAATCCGAGTTGGAAATCAAGCCGCCGAGGAGTCCTGGAATTTGTCATGCGAGCTCATAATTCCGTGAATGCTCGTAAGCATGGACGGGTGTATTCGTTTACCGACAGCATGGCTGAACTTGCGGTATTTCTACCCGAAGATGTGGCGGCTGCCCGGCGCCGGGAATACTTGGCGTATATCCGCAATGACTGGATGAGGAATGTTACGATGGCGGGTATGTCTATGGTCCCAAAACTACGAGAGTTGAACGTTATTGAAGATAGTTACTGGTCCAAACGGTCATTTCGGTGGTCGGATCTCTCCGTCTTTTCCGATATTAATGTTTCGCCTCTATCGAACCCTACATCCGCTCTGTCGTCGGCGGGGGTCTTTATTCCTCGACTGAGTCCTTCGACCACGTTTACGTTTCGCAATATTGGAAAGATTGGACCGAGGTTAGCTCTTCGCTAGGAAGGGGTAGGGAAATACGGGGATCGCATTCCCACGCATACCTTCGCATCCATGGAATACGCATATCTGTTTCCTCGTTGTAACACTCATCGGGAAACAGGACACGCTTATGGGTTGTTCGCAACGACTTCTGGGGAAGAATGAACTGTAGTTGCCGAGTGATGGTAAATGCTGCCGGTTTCGCAGTCCATACGGTGGGGACTTCTTCGTATCGCACAAGTTGAGAAATTAGGGGGGCTTCAGCGTAAGGGTATACCCAGTTCCAGTCAAGACATTCGTTCTCGCAGAAGTAGTGCTGTGTCCAATGAAACGTTTTCCAGAACGCATGGACAAGATATTGGGTATCTGCGACTCCATCGAGAAGGTGGAGATTATACCGCTTCTCGAAATGATGGGCATCGGGAGAAAAGATCGCCCGTTCGGAAGGGTTCTCTCGTGCTCCGACTTTCTGTTTATAAAATTTCAGTTCCTGTGTCGCTGCCATACGCAGGAACGCCTGACGTCCAGCGGCTGTTGTTACATCGGGCGACCCTGCTTGGAGATAACATTCCAGAGCCCGTTCGTGGCCGCCTTCACGCAGAGAAAACATCCCGATCGCAGGCATGAAATCGTTGCCGAAACAGAGGACGCAGAGCGCAACGTAGCGATCTGCTGGGATAGGAAGAACACCAGCAAGGGCGTGGATGGATAGCACCGAGTACCCGTCCATCTTTGATTGGAAACTCTGGTTCTCTCGGAGTAGCCACAGTTGAGGACAGAGAGCAGTTTGGGAGAGGGAGAGGAGAATAAGGTCAGCATCTAGACCGTAGATTACGACATTCTGGCGCTGGGGGGCAGGTAGAGTCTTGATCCATTCAAAGAGTTTGTGTTCACCTTCGCCTGGGACGTCGGTAGAGGATACGATCGCATGGGGTAGACGGGCGCGAATAGCTTGGTCCAGCTCCTTCATATACGGCGTCCCTGGGGAAATCTGATTCCGATCAAAGACTCCAGGTTCAGAAATACGGAAACGGCGGTATCGCTGCTGCACGATCTTGCCGTAAGGAACGAGGCCATCCATCGCAATGTAGAGAAGTTTGGCCTGGCATGTTTCGTCTAGGAGTTTTAGGAGTGCTTCCACCACGCTTTCAATCGGGCGGGCATCGTCCATGTAATTGTGGATCAAACAATTGAAATCGACTGCAAGAATATCAGGCTGAAGTTTGGCTCTGACTCTGGATACAATATTTTTATGAGCCTTGATAAGACTGACGAAATAGAAGGGTATTCCCATTTATTTATGTATAAATGATCTTACCTGAAAACAATAATGATTTTCTGGATACTTGGGCTTGTTTTGCTGGCGGGGATTGCCTACTATGTCATGTCTACACATGTTATGTCCGATTCCTCCGCCCCAGCCCCATGCAACAAATG